CGCCTACTAAGACTGCTGACTACTTCATAGTCAAATAGTATACATAAATACCTACAAGGATGACTCTAAGCTGCCATCACTTTGTCAAGGTGCATAAACGCCTTTGTATAAAGAGCAGTTAATCGTACCACTCTTCGAGGAGGGAGAATATTAGTAGTCTTCTTCTGATTTTTCTTATCTTTCTTCGACTTTCTCTCAACCTTCTCCGCAGTCTGTGCTACTTGCCTTTCTTGCTTTATAGGTATAACTGTGTCAACGACTTTGTCAATCACGAACTGAGGTAAAACGACACCTGTGGCATCGCATATTACACCTCCAAGTTTCTTAAGAATAGAAGAACCAATTTGACGCCAGTTACCAGTAGTAGCACCAGGTAGGACCATGTCAACAACCTCCTTTGGTATTTCAGAAAACCTACCATGATATATGGATGACTCAATTCGCTCAAGGTCATCGGTGGTGGCCTCAACACCGATACAACCTAAGCCAAATGATACAACCTTATTTGCTACTTTTAATAGGGAGTCCCAAAAGCCCATTGTGCTGAGAGGCCACTCGCACGGGTTTCAAAATATGTTCATTTGATGTAGAAGTAGCAATATCTTCTTCCACAACTATACATGGTGAATCATTTTTACTTTCGAATTCAACTTTCTTTTCTTTAAGCTCAACAGGTTTTCTCTCTGGAGCAATCTCTTGAATTCGTTTAATTAATCCTTCGGCACGAGAAATTAAAGATTCACGTATAGTTAAGGCTGTATCTGGTAATCGTGCAATCCACAATTGCATCGATGAACCTGTTGTTGCACCAAGTGCGACTGTTACTAAAATATCATCTGTTGTCATATAAATCTGTGTTAATGATAATACTAACGTACCCGCTGAATTAACACACGTGTTCCAAACAACTTGTGTCGCTGCTGCTCCAGTTGTTGCACCAGTGCAAGTTAATCCAGCTGCAGTCACACCTGTTCCAACAGCTGTATAATAAATTAAATAAGTTCCTCTCCATAAGGTGAATGTCGTCCCACTGCCTACAGGTTCAATTTTCCATATCAATGAGTTCCAGGAATTAAATGTAATAGACGTTCCCAATGGGTGTGTTGATGACACTCCTGTCGAACTACTACATTTAGCAACTCCATATGCCATATTATTATCTAACTGTGGATGCATCATCTCGATGTTATATTCAGCATAGAGTTGACCAATTGCTGATGTGGTTGAAATTCCAAGTGGGACTGCAATACATAAAATAAAGCGTCCAGCACAGGTCAATCGCGTGTCTGCAATATTATAATCAGCAAATAATCCATTCGCCCATCTATTACTAACTGGTAATACCCACTCACAGGTTTCACAAACTGGTATTTCTCTCGCTGATTCATGCGACATTACTGCCTGCAAACTTGCTACATTACCTACTGGTCCAAGATCTTCGTCTGGGTCTGTGTCTATGTAGCCAATCAATGAACCAGCTTGAATGGGATATGTGGGCTTAAATACAATCTTCATTGATAAGAATTTATAAGTTTCCCAACATGCGCATTGCATCTGCAACCGCGTCAGAGACATTTGCGATGGATTGATCAAACAATCATAAATGACAGTTCCTGCAACATCCATTGCAACTGTCTCATTCACAGTTGCTAAGAAATCTTGTCCTGTAATTGCGCATTTATTATTGCTCGTTCTCATTGCAAATTTAGGTTTCAATTCTGGTTGGGCTAACCTATAAGGTCTTGCTGGGATAATTGCATTCAATCTATTAGGGTCAGATGGTGGTCTTCCCATGGTCCATGTTTTCCTTTCACGTCTTAATCGTCGACTAACTCGTCGGCGGCGCCTCATTGGACGCTTACGACCTCGCTTACGCAGATTCAGGTTAAAAGTCGGTACCCTAGGATTAGGGACCCCAGCAGCTGCAAAATTACTGGGGATACGATGAGCTGCTACCGTACTCCAGGATGGTTTTCTAAGTTCCATCAACTTGCGTTCAATTTGATTCGACATTATCACGGGATGCACCATGTCAAGTGGACTGTCCATCTTATAATCATCCAGACAAATGGATATCACCGTGCAGTCTCTAGCGGTGTTTGATTCCGACGGAAACCCGTTTTTGGTGATTGAAATTATAAGACCCCGTTATCCTAGATAAGAATATTCACCTGCCTCATATCTACATACAAATCTACGATAATGATCATAGTCTCGTGATGTAAATAGCTTAACAGGTAAATCAAACTTACCTAGTTGTTTTATATTGTCAAAGAAATCCTCCAATAGTAATTGATCATGAATTGATATTTTAAATGCCTCATTCATGATAAGTCGTGCACTTAATGTTACATCGTGTTTCGCAAATAAAGCTAATACTTGCTCTTCATCAGGGGGTTTCCGAAATTCATCAGTGAATAATGGTTTAGTTCCTTTCGTTAAGCGTAGACCAAGCTCGGCTAATTTTCGTAGGATTGGACAAAAAGGAGCCTCATAAGCGAGAGATAAAGCCTTCGCTCTCAAAAGCCTCTTCATTGTCTTTGGTCCACCATCTTTTTGGGGTGAATGTGTCCATGGAAATTTCATAATTACTCGTCTTGGATCTGATAACATAGATAATGATTCTTTATCATATACCATCTGACAAAATCGCGCAGTATTGGGCTTATTTAAGATCTCAATCTTAGAAATAAATCCAACACTCGCGAAATCGTCATTTGTTAATATTCCATCATCCGATCCGAATATGCTATCATCTCCTTCTACAAATCCATCGCATTCAAATCCTTTCTTTTCAGCTAGGAATGATATTACCATTAAATTCGTGAAACCATTTCCTAATGATGTGCACATTTCTCCTGACATCCGAACACCCATGAGTTCACTTTTGAATATATTACTTCGTGGTTTATTTTTACCGGCTAGCACATCATGTAATAGTTTAGTAACTTTTCTTCCATGTGGAACATGTCTCAGCATGTATGAATACAACTGCAATTCTGCCATGTTCAACAACTCTGGAATAAAGTGTGCTTCATAAGCAGTGTAATCATTATTCCAA